CCTGAACTGATTCATCGTGGTTTCGGTCAGCCACGGGATATTGTCGAACTCCACCGTAGCGATACCGTTCGCGTCATAGGCAGGGTCGGCGACGGCGATCATGTTGGTGTCGTTGAAACCACCCGTACCACGCCACCGCAACTGCCCCGACCAGCCCGGCGCACCGACTTTCCTGATGCGGAGTTTGATAAAGCGATATGACGAGGAGTTGATAGCCAGTGATCCCGGGGAAGCCACCCACGGATCGGTGGCATGGTTCGCTGGTCGAATCCACCCATCAACGATTGTGGGAGTCCCGTTCCCGGTCCAGCCCTCAACCGTCGAATCGAAGTACCAGATTTTGGCAGGGTCGAACTGCGAACCGGTACCCGCCGAAATCTGCGCGATCTGCTGCGCCAGCGAGTCGGTGGTGGTCTGAATCGTCTGGTTGACGTTGCTGATATCCGCGACGCGCTCGTTTTTCTCGGTAAGCAGCGCCTGCCCGCGCGCCGTTGCCTCGTCAGTGATGGCTTTCTTACGGTCCGTGACCTCCTGCGCCAGGCCCGCTTTAGTCGCCGCCGACTCTGTCGTAATTGCGGTGATGTCGTCGCGCGCTGACTGGATATCGTCACCCAGATCTGTGATGTCAGAAACGAGGTTTTTATAGCCATCAGTTTGTTCAAGCGTGTCGCCGATCATGTCGAGATAATCACCGGCTTTCGAGCTGGACTGGCCTGCTGCCCACTCCGTCCAGTCGCCAGTGTTGCCAATACGATCCACCAGGCGCGCGCGGTACCACTGGCTGACGCCCGCCCGCATCGGGCCATGCTGGTAATGCGTGGCCGGATACGGCACCAGCGCCAGTAATTGCGGGTTAGCTTTGTCTCCGGTGGTGGCGCGCTGAATTTCGGTGTATGCCGTATCACCAGAGCCATCCGGAAAAGCCCAGGTGATGTCGATAGCCCAGACGACATCGTCCGTGGCGGCCAGTGCCTGCGGCGTTCCCGGCCTGCCGTTTTTGCCCGTAAGATACGTGGTGTCAGCATAACCCCACGGCGAGCTTGAATCCTGGGCGTTCAGCGCGCGCACCCGCACGTCATAACTCCCGGTGTAGATCCCCTGCACCGCAAATCCCTGGGCGCTGCTCACCGGAACGTTTATCCAGTCGCCATTATCCTTTCGCCATTGCGCCTGGTACCGGATAGCGCCATCCACTCTGCCCCAGGACGCATTCATGGTGGCAACGGTGAGTCCCTGCTCAATATGGTCGGTTTCGGTAAGGATGATGTTTTTCGGTGCCGGCAGAACGCTTACCGGCGTGACGGTGACTGGTGCCGGGGTAATGCGTACACCGTCATCGATATAGCGGTATTTATTCGGGTCATGCTGAACCGCGGTGATCGTGAAACCACCGTTGCTGTCATCGTTCGCCCGGATGGATGTCACACGAAAATACTGGATAGCAAGGTTGTCGCTGTCGATGGCCCACACTGCGCCGGACTCAGGCAGCAGCCTGAAGGGGGTGGTGACCGTCACTGTCTGTTTGTCTGCGCTGACGGACTCGATTGTCCGCGTCTGCGCCTTGCCGTCTGGTAGGTTGACCACCAGGCGGTCGCCGGCGGCGTAGTCAGCAGGACGATCAAGAGTTACGTTACGCCCGCTGACTGCCCGGATACGCCCGCCGTTCTGTTTGCCTGCACGGAATGGATCTGCGATACCGATAATTTCCGCCGGCAGGGGAATATAACCATCCAGCCCCACGCCAAATGACACCGTCCCGTCTCGCGCATTAGACAGTAGTGCCCAGCGGCCCCGCCGGTGCGCCTCACTCTGGGATGTGCAGCCAATCGCCGTCATCGACATCTGGTTGACCTTGTACCGCTTCACCAGGTCGGAATCGTAGACACTCTCAACAGTATCGCTGTAATGGTTCTGAGGATCAGACCAGGACACCTGAGCAGACGAGTAGCGGTTTTTGTAGCTGCCGCCGCCGTAGGTAAACAGCCCGTCGATCACGTTCGAGGCATGGTAGGTAAAATCCACTTCATCCTGCGGCACATCCGCGCGCACATAAATCTGGTCGTTGCCCCAGAAGGTAATCCCCCGGAATATCGCAGCTAAATCGCTGAGAACGGTGTAGGCGTCCTGCTGGCTTTGGATGTAGACGTTGCAGGTGAAGCGCGGCTCGGTACCACCCGCCCCGTTCGACACCTTCTGATCGCAGTACTGCGCAATGGCGTACAGCTCCCACTTATCGATCATGGCAGCATCGATGCGGGTACCCATGCCGTAAATCTCATCCAGCACCAGATCGTAGAATACCCAGGCCGGGTTGTTGGTGTAGGCCATTTTGAAGCCACCCGACCAGGTGCCGCTGTAGGTGCGCGTAACTGGGTCGTAGGAGTCCGGGACACGTACCAGTTTGCCCTTCGGCCTGCAGGTCACCTTCGGCGCGCCACTGGTAAACTGGCTGGCATCGACCTCGATATACAGTAGCGCCGTATTGGGATAGCGTAACTTGCTGTCGACCACCTCAGCGAACGAGAACACATTAAAGGCGTTTATCAGTTTTGAGTTACCAATGGAATCAGGCGTGATGCGACGTACCCGCACAGCCCAGCCAGTAGTGGCCGCAGGCAGGTCAATGCGGATGTCGCGCTGGTATTCCGTGGTTGTCTTTCCGTCGAATTTGCCGTTAACCACCGTCTGCCAGGCAGCACCATCAGTCGATAGATCGACTGCGTACTCCGTGACCGTGCCGACCATATCGCCGTTGTCTTTATAGGTGTACTGTACGGGCAGGCTCAGCTTAATACGCACGGCATCCAGCATCAGGTTAGAGAACTGACGTGTCCACGGCGCGGTGGTGGTCACTGTCACGTTTGCCGACATTTCGTTGTCGACCTCAGGCAATCCCTGAATGTAGTCCTGATCCTGAGTGCCCAGGCGAAAATCCCACCTCACGCCGGTGAAGTTGTAGCTGCCGTCGGCGTTCGCCAGAGCGGTGTCGTTTAGGAAGATGTTCTGTGCCGTCAGCTCACCCTGGATTTCACCTTCAGCGATCGCCAGCAGCATTTTTAATTTTGCTGTCGACAGCAGGTCATCCGGATCCTCAACAGGAGTGTGCTGTTTAGCGCCACCGCCTTTACGTCCCTGAATAAGGGTTTCATCTTCGAGAAGTCGCATATTTCACCCATAAAAAAAGCCACCCGCAGGTGACCTGTAGCTGACAATAAATTTCACTGCTGGTCGCTGGAGAAGATCCCCGCGCTGATAACTGCCCCGCCGATCTCGCGCTCACCAAAAAACACAGGTACCGGATATCCCACAGCCACGGTATTCACCGGCGCGCCAAAGGCGTAATTGGGTTTGTTGTCCGTGCTGGACGAGGCGCCGACGTTGTATTTCGGCTGGGGTGTCAGCAGCTGGACAACACCCCCCAGCATCATCGACAGACCGAGTCCCGTAAGGGCCGTTGTTGTCGCGGTTGCGGCAGCTGTGCTCAGACCTATCGCCGTCAGCGAGGCACCCGCGGTAAAATACGCGGCCACGAGAGCCACCGCCCCGATAACGATCTGCAGCACACCGCCGCGTTTTGAACCTTCGGTAATGGCCGAAATACGGTACACCGTACCGCCGCGGGTCATGTCAAACTCGTCGTGGCCGATGTTGTTTTTGCCATTGAAGAAGGCAAAGCGGATCCCCTGCATATGTCCTTCTGACAGGTAGCGTTTAAAGCCGGGAACCTGGCTGCACATGGCGCGCAGCATCTCGCGCAGATCCTCAACGTGAAATTGGTGTTCGCGCCCGAATTTTTTCGCCATACGGCCTTCAAGAATCAGTGTTTTCAGCATTCATCAGCTCCCTGTGTCGGACCACACGAACGGTGCGGTCGCGGTAATATTTGCCGTACGGCACCCGGGCAGAGAGGCTGCCGAAATTATGGTGCAGCATGATGTTTTCCTGGTGCTCGTGATGACCGAGGTAAACAGCCGCGTGATTGGTTACCTGCGCCTGTATGCGCATCATGATCATATCGCCGGGACGCATATCAGCGGGGTCCACCTGGACAAAGCCTTCTGCCTCCCAGTTATCGTCGTAGCGATTTTCGCCCTGCTCCCACCACTCGTACGGTACCGAGTAATCACCCAGGGTAATGCCGTGCTCACGCTGAAACCACTCACGGATCAGCGACCAGCAGTCAGCAAAGCCCAGCACCCAGCGCCGCCCGGCGTAGTCCCGGTCTTCACGAGGTGCCAGCGTGCAAAAATCTCCGTCCGGCCAGCTCATGATGCCCCATTCCACCCCGGACCAGTCGCACTGAACCCTGTCCATTTCGGACGGCACGAGCTGCACCACATCAGGGTGGGAGTGGATAACCATAATGATTTCGCCCTGCGCCGATGCTGCCAGCTTATCCTCCAACGAGATTGTGAAGGCCTCAGTGGGCGTTGTTGAAATATTCCGGCACGGAATGTACTGCTGCGCCCGTCCGGCCTGCACCACCACACCGCAAGCCTCGTTTGGATATTCCGCGGCAACATGGGCGCGGATCGCATCCATCAGTTTTTTTCGCATGATTATTTACCCTGAAGGTTTGCCGCCGGGAAACCGCCAAACGGCAGCGGGTTACCCGTCCCGAACCGCGCTTCGCAGTCCTGCACCTGGCCGCCGCACATATCCAGCGCCGGGTTATCCGTGGGGGTGCCGTCCTTGAGAAAATAGCGGTTCCCGTTGTAGTCGCACCCGGTGCCGGTGCGGTACCAGCCGCGCGTGCACCAGGTGCAGACTGGCGTGATCTGCCTGGTGGGCAACTGCAGGTTCTGGATGTCAAAGGGTGAGCACAGTTCAAAGTCGACCTGCACCCGTGTTTCAGCGGTTTTGGCATTGACGTAAAAAAGCTGCACGCGCTCGTCCGCCGGGCTGGCGTTCGGGTTGCCGGCTGTCCAGTTGGCCGCGTCCAGGTATTTCGCCAGCGTGGTGTGGATCTTCACCTTCGCCCTCGCCAGGTCGTCGTACTCGAGACACAGCGCAGTCACGTAGTTGCCGACGTTCGACACGGAAAGCGTGGGTGTGGGCTGCGCACCGGTGCTGGACAGCTCCAGGCCTTTCAGCTCGTAAGGGTAAGGGTCGTACTGTTGACCCTGCCAGATAATGGCAGGCAGGTTGTCAGCCGCGAATGCAGACCAGCCTGCAGAAGCAATATTGTGGGCATGGAAGCGCAAAATGGTATCCATGCCAAATTCAGTGCCGTCTATTTCAATCAGCTGGACTAGCTGGCCCGGTTCCAGCTGCTGAATATCCTGCGTGAAACTCATATTCACCCCATAAAAAAACCGCCCGGAGGCGGTAAGTCATTCTGGATTTGAAGATAATCAGGGAGCAAAGGACTGCTCGAACGTGAACGCTACTGTCGCTTTTTTTCCGGAGGGGAACGAAACACTGAAGGAATCAGCCTTCATCCGATAGAGCTTCTTCTCCCCCCAGGGGTTCGTCCACCAGAACGATTTTGTAATGTGCGACATAAGGAACGCACGCAGCACTGCGGCCTCGCTTCGTGTGCCCGTCCAGTCAAGTTCCCAGACTTCGGACTTGTCATTGATCCCCATCCCGGCGATCTGTTTATACCCGTCGCCAAACTGGGACTGAAGCGTACGGGCGCTTTCCGTTCCCCGGGCAGTTTTACGGGTGCCCCAGCTGAATGTGTCTGTCACCGCTACCCCCTTGGGTAAAGTACACCACCTGGCCCCAGCTCCTTTTTAAGCCGGTCAGTGATGGTCTGCTGAACAATGCCCTGAAGCTGCCGCGCCGTTCCAATGGTGTCCGCCTGGCTGGACTCGCCACCCCCCTGCTGACTGACACTGACCGGTGCATAAACGCTGATCCCCCGCGTGGCCGCAGCGGGCATATTGCCGCCACCCACCAGTCCGCCGGACGCGTAACCGCGCATCATACTGTACAGATTTCCCACCCCGATCCGGCTGGTCGCCTCTTTGGTAAAAACGAACTCCCCGCGATGAACCACCCCGGCAGGTTCATATTTACCGCCCGATCCGGTATAGCCGCCCCCGGCAAATCCGATAGCCGAACTGACAGCGCCCACGATCCCCACTCCCGCCTGTTTAAGGGCGATCTGCGCCAGCATCGAAAGCGTTGAGCGGGTGAAGTCACTCCACTTTGCTTTACCGGTGGTAAGCATGTCCGCAAGGTTTTGCGTCATTCCGTCAAAGGTGCTGGCGGCTACATTTTTCATCTGGCCGTACGCGTCACCCGCAGAATCGGCGTAATCAGCCCAGGCGGATTTCCCACCAGACAGCCAGTCACCGCGCATTTTATCCTGTTCCTGATAATATCCCTGTAGCGCCTGCAGCTCTTTCTGGTAGCCCTGATCTTTTTCAGACCCGCCGCCATTTTTCCAGCCCTGTAGTAACTGAGCCTCTTCATTGCGCCGCTGTGCAGCACGACTACTCATCCCCGCGCTTTCCGCCAGCGCCCGGGTTTTCTCACCCATCTGGGTAACGTATTTTTGCGATGTATCCTGCAGACGGTTGAGGCGCTCCTGCGTGACGATCTGGTCACCCAGTTTTGCATTGATTTCAGCCTGAGCGAGCACCTTACCCTTGCTGGCGAGCAGGGACTTTTCATCTTCGGTCAGCGCCCTGGTTCTGGCAGCCTGCTCAAGGACCGTAAATCTGGCCTGTTCTTTCCACAACTGCTGGCGCTGCTGGCTGATCGTGTCATTGATATCACTATGCTGACGCAAAACCTCAAGCTGGGTCTGCAACTCCAGTGTCTGCGCACTGGTACTGTCGGCGAGTTTTGCGCCTCCAGGCGTCCTGCCTTTCGTCGGTTTCTTCAGCGAGTCCTCGTACTCCTTTTTCGCCACCGCCATGTTGATATTGTAATCCGCCTGCAGGATCCGCCCATCTTTCAGAGCCTTATTCAGCTCATTCTGTCGTGAAGTGTATTTCTCCAGCGCTGACTGTGTTTTAGCGTAATTAGATTGCGCCTGTGCAGCATATTTCTGACGATCAGATTCCGCTACCGCTTCGCGGGAGGCATTCGCCTCATTCGCTTTGGAAATCCCCGCCTGCTGCTGCGCCATGTCCAGCGCCAGCCTGGCCGTTTCGCGGTCATTCCAGAACCGCGCACGTGCTTCATCATTTACATAACGGTCATCCTTTCGCAGGTTCCAGATTTCATCGGCCTTTTTGAAAGCGGCTTCTGCTTTTGTCACCATTTCCTGCGCGGTATCAGGCCGACCGACATCAAGCGCCGCATCCCACATCGACTTAAACGCGCGTTTCAGCGTATCGGCAGCAGTTTCAATCGACCCCATATTGTCGCGAATGGATTTGGTCTGATCGTTG